TTAAAAGATAAAGACTATAATATTGATGAGGAAACTTATCAAAAACTCCGAAAAAGAGTGCTCGATCACGGTAACGATGCTACTCGGGAAATCGAAGATTATTTAGATAATTTTGATATTAAACTAAGGTAAAAGGTATGAAAAGATTATATCAGTTTGTTCTGAAAAAAAGTTCAACTACGAAAGTAGAAGAAAAAAGCAAAGACTCAGAAGGCAACGAGGTCACTGTCAGCAAAGAGGTAGAAGTTGAGGTAGAGCAACACGTTATCTTGCGTAAACCCAATCGAATCATGTTTGATGACGCGGAGCTTTACTATGGCGTAATTCTTTCCAAAGGCATTAAAGCTGGGCTTTTGACAAGAGCTCTTTTAGCTAAAAGATTTTCTAATGATGGCGGAGTGATGAGTGATGACGATAAAGAGGAATACGCTGATCTTTATCTAGAGTTATTTGAAAATCAAAGAGAAATAGAGAGGCTTTCAGCAGTTAAGTCTGACAACCGAAGCGAAGAGCAAAAGGGTCAATTTGCTACCTTTGTGAAAGAGGGTGGTATTCTTAAAAGAAAAATTCAAGATTTTGAATTAGCTCAGGCATCTCTATTTGAACAAACTGCAGAAAATCGAGCACGCAATAAAACCATTTTATGGTGGGTGTTAAATCTCGCTTATCTGACAGATGACAATGGAGAAAATCCTATAAACGTTTTTCCGGGTGATATTCATGAGGAAAGACTAAGCTCCTATGACTCCTTGGAGGAGTCGGATGATCCTTTTTATGAAGAGCTTCTTAGGAAGTTGATTTATTATGTAAGCTATTGGTACGTGGGTAATGCTCAAACCGAAGAAGAGTTTAAGAAGCTTTTGGGAGAACTAGAAGCTTCAGGACTGGAGGATGCCTCAATGGAAGCACTCGCGCAAGCTGGAGATAAAAAAGAAGAATCTACTGAAGAGGCAGATCCCCCTCAAAAGAAAACTGCTAAAAAGAAAAAGGCAAAAAAGAAAGTCCCCGTAGAAGAGCCCCCCGTAGAAGAGCCTCCCGTGGAAGAGCCTCCCGTGGAAGAGCCTCCCGTGGAAGAGCCTCCCGTGGAAGAGCCTCCCGTGGAAGACTCGGGGTCAACCGAAGATTCACAAGAAAGTTCTGATAACAATGCATAGGTTATAAAAAGAACACACGGGCCCCATGAAAATGGGGCCTTTTTTGTAATGTCTAAAAAAATTGAACCACATCTATTAAGAGGAGTATACATGGATGTAATCCGTGGGTATAATAAATCTTATTTAGAAAAATTTGGCACCTTTTATCTAAAACATATAGATCTCTTCTCTTCAGAGGAGATTGATGAAAGAAAAAAAGAATATGAAAATCATGCAAAAAGTAAGGGTCTTCCAACTGAAGAGGAAAAACTAAAAGATCTAGAAAAGGAAGGTTTGTGGTCTTCTGAAAAAGATACTCGAATAAAAGAGTGCTTACAACAAGCATCAGCCTTAAAGATAACAAAATCTAAATTCATATTGCAGGCTGATATGGACTCTATTCAGAAGCAGATTAATGATGTACAACAAGAACATGCAGAGATCGCTTCAGAGAAACTCGAGTTAGTCGGATACACGGTAGAGTCTTATGCTACAAAAAAAGTAAATGAATTTTTTATATATACAACCTCTTATAAAGACGCAGAATGCAAGGTGCCACTTTTTAGTGCAGAAGTTTTCGAGGAAATTCATGAAAAAGATATCCTTTTATTAATTGCTAATTACAACGTCCTTTCTGAGATGTATTCTGACCACAACCTTAAAAGGGTTGCTCTTTCGGGATTTTTTCTTAATTCTTTTTATTTATGTGAGGACAATCCATTTATTTTTTATGGAAGACCTGTTGTGGAATTAACATTTAATCAAAACGAACTCTTTAGTTTCGGTAAATACTTTAAACATATACTTTCTGAGCTTAAACATGACCCAGACCCAGAAACGATGTCAGATCCAGATAAGCTAATTGACTTATTCAATGTCAGTAAAAACAGTGACAAAATAAAGCAAAAAATGGACGAATCTTCGGCTACTACCGTAGTGGGTGCCACACAGGAAGACATGAAGCGCATGGGTCTTACATCTGGTGCACCGGATGGAGGCATATCCTTAGCCAAAGCTGCTGCTGAAAAGGGCGGTCATTTGGACATGGATGACTTAATAAAATTACACGGCGAATAGCTTTTTTTTAGTGTAATTATAGTCGGTAAAAGGATTATATGGCTAGGAATAGTGCAACAATTGATATTGGAATCAACGTCCCCGCTTCAGAAATGCGGAAGGCGGAGCAGCAGCTTCAAGCCCTTTTCAATAAAACTCAGTCCTTCAATAAAAACCCCATTGTTGCCAAGAATTTTACACAGCCCCTTGGACGTATTACTGGGGCGGCAAATGAGTTCAATAAATCACTAGAAGCTTCTAACGCTCGTGTCATTGCATTCGGTGCTTCGGCTGGTGCTATTTTTGCTGTTCAAAAAGCGATGTCAGAGCTCGTTAAGACGACTATCAAAGTAGAGCAGCAACTCACAAATATTCAAGTCCTTCTGAATGCCACCGGTAAAGATTTCGAAAGATTTTCAAATGGACTTTTCAAGGCTGCCAAAGCCACGGGGCATAGTTTTTATGAGGTTGCTGAATCTGCGGAAGAATTTGCTAGGCAGGGTTTAAATGTTGAACAGTCACTAAAAAGAACAACCGCCGCCATGACCCTTGCAAAATTAGGTGGTATGGATGTTAAAAATGCAACGGAATCACTAACCGCCGCCATAAACACCTTTGGTAAAGCTGCTGGTAACTCAACGCAGATTGTTAATAAGATGGCTCAGGTAGATGCTAAATTTGCTGTTAGCTCTGGTGATTTGGCAGAAGCTATCAAAAGGACGGGTGCTGCGGCTAATAGTGCGAATGTTAGTTTCGAGGAATTGATTTCGATTGTAACCACCGCTCAAGAAAAGACTGCTCGGGGTGGTGCGGTTATTGGTAATAGCTTTAAAACTATTTTTACGAGGATTCAGAGACCAGAAACCCTGCGTCAACTAGAATCTCTTGGCGTGGCTGTACGAAAAACAAGCGGGGAGCTACTTCCTGCTATGAAAGTTTTAGAAAACTATGCAAAAGTTTATGGTTCACTAGCTCCATCACTTAGAGCTACCTCTTCTGAAATGTTAGCGGGTGTTTTTCAGGTAAACGTTTTAAAAGCTGTTCTGCCTGAACTAGCTAATGAGACAGGAAAATATCAAAAAGCATTAATGGTAGCCAATGAAACTACTAATGAAGCTACTCAACGCATGGGACTTTTGACTTCTACCACTGAAGGTATGGTAAATAAAACGATGGTTAATTTAACCAAGTTTGCAACAGAGGTAGGTGCCCTTACTGTTAAACCCGCTTTAGATAGAATTCTTAAAATGGTAAATGGCTTTGCTGATTTGATAAGCCCTAAAAACTTTTTTGGTTTGGGTGAAACAGTTGGTACCGCTGTGTATGAGGGCATGGGGAAAATCATAAGCGGTCCGGGGCTAGCATTGCTTGGTTTTGTGCTTGTCAAAATAGGAGCTAAGTTAGCAGTATTTGTCAAAGACGCTGCTGCGGGTTTCATGGGAATGGAAACTGCTTCCCAAAAACTAGCAAGTACACAAAATATAATTCAAAATATTTTAGCTCAACGCCCCGCGCTTATTAATCAAGCCACAGCTTCAGAAGAGGGGATGGTGGCAGTCGCTCGTGTGTTGGCTCAGAAAATTAAAGAATCTAGAGCAGAAATGGAAAAACTTACGCTGGCTGCACAAAAGGCTGCGCCAGCGGTATTAGCAATGCAGGGGGGCGCAAAGAGAACGGGGGGCAAAAAACCCAAGGCAGGCGGTTTTATTCCCAGCTTCAATATGGGCGCTGCTTCTGGATTTGTTCCTAACTTTAGTCAAGAAGTTCAAGAAAAAAGGCTCGCGAAAGCTGGCGGCTACCAAGCGGGCAAAATAAAAGAAGCCACCATTCCGGGGGTAGGAAAAGTTACTTATAATGGTAATGAAGAAATAAAGAAATTTCCGGGATTACAACAGCCGGGCATTATGCCACCACGAACGTCTTCTGCGGGCAATAATTACAGAGACTCATTTAAGGGTGTACATGGGTATGACCCTTATAATTCTGCGGGTGGATTTGTTCCGAATTTTGCTAACTTAAAACTTACATCGCTAGGGGCAGGCATAATGGGCAAAGGGTCTATGTCTCAATCCACTATTACTCGAAAAATAAATGAGGGAAAACTCGACCCTAGTCATGTGGCGTCGGGTCAGGGTTATAGTTATGGTACACAAAAAAATATAAAAGAATCTAAGGCTGGCAGAGAGCCCAAAAATCCCCGAAATATACATACATATAATACGCAGGGAGCAATAGGTCTTTTATCTTATTATGGAACGCCGAATAAGTCAGACCACGCTCAACTGCCGATTAAGAAAATACCTGCACTTTCGGACCTAATGAAGAGTAATGATTTATCAAATGATTCGATAAAATTTACAGGTTTGCAGATAAGCTCTCTTCAAAGTATGCCAAAAAAAGGAGATGAAACTTCGAAAAAGTTTTCTCAACAAATCTCAGATCACATGGCAGGGCCAATGGTAAGTTTAACTGAGCAGTTTCTTAAGCATACAGGACTTAACCATAAAGGCAGACTTAAAGACAAGAAAGGGCTAGTAGATTCACTTAAAAAATCAAATGCCTTTTTATCCCCCGGTACGGAGGGAGACATATTTGAAAATCTAGCAAGGATTGCCACCAATACCCCCGGGCAGCTAGATGAGCTATCGGAGGCGGGCGGAAGCTTTAAGGCTCCGTTTGATTTTGAAGAGGGGAGAGGGGAGAAAGCAAACTCTAAATTTATAAAAACTTTTAAATTCGGTTCCCAATTAAAGAAGGCTGATGCAAAAAGGTCAGCTACGGGTGAGGCCAAGCAAAGTCTTATAAATAAGGCATATACCGAGGGTCTTCTTGATGATATGGGGCTGGGGGCGAGGTTCGCGACAGAGTTACCCGGGCTTGGAAAAAATCTGAAGGCTGGACCCGGTTCGTCTGGTGCGCGGAAAATGACTCAAAAACAAAAGCTGAGTACGGCGACTAGAATGCAGAAGGCAATTTCGGCACTCGGTTTTGTTCCTAATTTTATGGCCCCAAGAGGTAACCCTTGGGCGGAGAAACAGAGGGCTCACCTAGCTAAGACGCTCAATAAGAACAAGCTAGCACCGGGCTTGCGGCGTTGGGATGATGGCGAGCGCGGGGGCATGAAGTATATTGGTGGTGATGAGGGTGGGAGGATGGATTACACATCGGGCAAGATGCACTCGCGTTCTTCAGGGCTTGCCGGGCAGGAGGCCCTTCAGATTCAATATAACATGTCAAAACAAAAAGGAAGGGGATTTCAACAATTTAAAGAGTTAGCTAATGTCAGCCAAGAGACAGGCAAACCAATATATTCAAGCCAGTTAATCAATCAACTTTGGGCCGGTCTCCCTTCGCAGTCACCTGAGAAAAGAAAATCTGAATTATTAGGCCGCATGTCACCTTTCGAAGGGATGAGTAAAGTTGCGTTTCCCCAGCTTCGACACAGAATGAGACCGAACATGGTCACATCTGGCATCCTCTCAATGCCTGAAGTGGGGCCAGAGAAAAAATTTAGAAGCTTAAAACAGCTTCAAGGTATGGTAGGCAGTATGCCAAAGGAAGTTGTTGTTGACGGGCTTCGTCGGAATAAGATTGAGTTTGAGAGCTTAATTTCTAGGCCGACAAACAATACGTCTGCAAGAGCCGATACAGGACTCCTGTCCAGAAAAACCAAGGCGGGTGGCTTTATTCCTAATTTTGCATTCGGGGGTCCGCTTGGGGAAGCTATAAATAGAGAAGACCGCGCTGGAGTAAGAAGAGATCAGGTACGCGTGGGTCATGATGATCGCTTGAACGGCGGTACAGGGGTTTACAATACCAAAGAGGGTTCACTAGGTAATGCAATTAATATGCATCTAGCTTCCGGTGCGACCATGAAAAGCATCCAAAGACAGGGAAAAGCGGATGGTTATATTCCTAACTTTGCACAGAAAAAACAAGGTGGCGGCGATGATATGGGCATGGGCATGTCAATGGGCATGATGATGGTCGGTAGTCAACTGAGCGTCATGAGTGATAGACTAAAAGAGACAAATGAGGGTGTCTCTACATTTAGTAGCAGTGTACTGGATTTATCGGCCTCTTTTGCGATGTATTATCCCATGATTGCAATGGCTACCCAAAGCTACGGGGGAATATTGGGCGCTCTTAGTAAACTTGGTACAGGGATTAGCGCCAGCATCGCAGGGTTGGCTGTATGGACTAAAAGCGTCATCGCCTCTGCGAAAGTCAGTATGGGAAAAAGTGCCTTCAGTGGGCCTCTTACTAAGTCCGGAAAGCCGGATATGCGTTTTAAAGCTAATAAGGGGGGTGGCACGAAGGGTCTGGGAGCTAGGATGGGCGGCGGAATTGCACGTGGCGGGCGCGCTGCGTATGCCGCAGCAGCGGCTAACCCAGCGGTTGCAATTGCTCTCGCAGTAGCGGCGGTTGGAATCGGGGTTAATAAGCTAATGCAGGGGGCTTATGACGCAAAGGGAGCGGCTGCCCGTAAACGAGTACAAGAGGCTGCAAAAAAATCTGCCGAGTCTTTTAAAAATCTTAATGAACACATGTCCAAAGCCAGTGAGGCAACCTCTGCGTTTGGTAAAGCCCTTGGTAAAGGGGACGCGGCTGGGGTCGCGGCTGCAAAGAATGACATAATCAGAAGCCTGAATCTCGCCGGCATTGGCGACACAATGAAGAGGAGTGGTGGTGTTACTGTTGGCAAAGATAAGTTAAACACCAAGGCCGAGGTTATTTCAAAAATCCAAGATGTTAATACGAGTGTAGAAGATATTCGAGAGCTTAATGCAGCTATAAAAAGTGCCGCATCGAGATTTAATCAAATGGCCCAAGGGGCAGGGGCTTCAGCAACGGCACTAGATGCCTTCGCTCAAAATCAAGGTATGCTATATTCAAAGGATACCTCTGCAGAAAACATGGCTAAGGCGGCACAGGGGTTTGCAAGTATGCTGGATGGTGTGGGTCAGAAGAAGGCTAGAGAAATGTTGAAGGAGTTTACTAATTTGAAGGACAGTGGTAAGAGTCTCTCAGATGAGTATAATATCTCCCAAGATGAAGCGCAAGCCTACAATAGGAAGGTGGTGGCACAACTCTCTTCCCTTGACGGTCTTTCAGCAGAGCAGAAGGATCTTCTCGAATCACTCAAGGAAATGGATCAAAAAGTTAATCTAGATGAAGATGACTTCATGAGATTGCACATGATCATCAATGGAAAATTACTTCCAATTTTAAAGCGGCGGGCCACTATGGAAGAGGGCTTGATTAAAGAAGAGGATGCATTTGCGAAGGAAACTAGTCTTCTTCATGACGAAATTCAAAAATTCAAAAACAACCTTAAGGGTCTTAAAAATCAAATAACATTAAAAAAATCACTAACTAAACTTTTCGAAGATCAGACTCTTAAGATGTTTGACCTTGGAACTAAGACTCTAGTAGATAATCTTTCTAAAACAGCTTCAGAACGAACGCTAATAGAATTTAACGCCGCTTCAGAAGAGCGCAGGCTCAGAATAAAACATGCGAACGAGCTAAATGACCTTCAGGTTAAAAAACAAGAAGCTCTAATGTCGGATCTCGAAACACATCTTCTTAGTAAGGTAAGGGGGACTGAAAAGCTTACTCCTCAGAAGGGCGGCTTCATGGGTAAAGACTTTCAGAACCAAATAAATAAAAAGTTTGGCCCAGCATTTTTTGAAGCAATAAGAAATGCAGATTTATCAGGGGCAGACAAGGCTATCGCTGATGCCATTAAAATGGCAAAGGGCCCCGCCGGTGGTGCGGAGAATAGAGTTGTTGTCGCTAATATGAAGAAGCATCGGGAAGCGTTAGAGGACCTCACTTCCGCAACATCTCGAGAAATTACAGTGATGAGGGCTAAGCAGAAGGCAGAGATGGACTACGCGAAAGCGATGAAAGTAGCTGCTACGGCTCAGTTGAAATTAGCTCAGCAAATAAGTTTTGCAGGTGGTATCGGGGGCGCTGCCGGAGCCCCCATCAAAGCTTTTAAAGACTGGGAATCTAACAAATTAAATTATAAACAAGGAAATATGCTTGGGGATTCGGGCAGGGATTTACAAACGAGCGGCATGATAGCCAATCTTAAAATGCTCAGAAGCCTTACCGACCCCGGTGGCAATAACCCCGCTAATGCCTATGTTGAACCCTTAACCCAGCAACTTCAAAAGAATCATAGGTTATTCTTAGATAAAATGCTCGGTGGGTCGTCGGAGCAAATCTTCAGCAACAAAAAACTAGAAGACATTTCAAGAACTCAAGCTAAAAATTTAATTAAACCTGACAGAGAGATAAAAGATCTGTTTTCTCAAAACGAGAGATTCTCATTTGATGGCAAAAACAACTTAAAGGTGTTTATTGCAAATTGGCAGGATGCTGGTAAAGAAGGGGGAGGGGGAACTGACCCTGTCACCGGGCTGCCCATTGGCGCGCAGGGCGGCGTCGGTGGTGATCGCGGCCCGGGCTTTGGTGGGGGCGGTAGCATCCCCGGGCAACCCAGAGCCAATTGGGCAGCGAGAAGGGGTTTGGGTAATCCAATGGCAGCTTTCTCAGCCGGGAGTGAACAGTCAAAGGAACTTCAAAGATTACAAAAACAATATGCTGGAGGGGGAGCCGAAGGGGACAAAATCGCGCAAACTTTAAAAGGGCGCGAGCACGCCCGCGGCGTCGCGGCAGAAGCCTTTGCCAGAACCAGTGCCGCCCTTACTAAAACTATTGAGGGGTTGGCTCTTTTGAAACAAAACGAAGAAACTTCACTGAAAAATAAAGAAACAACAAGGGCAGCCCGCGAAGCTTTTGAAAAGAATGCCAGAGGAGGGACTTGGATCGGTGACAAGGACACTGGTCGCTGGGGGCGAACACCCGAGGAGGGCAAAGCACTGCCGGCGGGCCACAAATACGGTACACCAATGTACGAGGAGGCCTTCAGAGCGGGAAAGCCCGATTTTCCGAGTAACAAGCGTGAGAACACTCGAGAGTATGATGCTATGTTGGCGAATGAATCAACTTGGCAGCGCGCTGCGGATGAAGCCACCAAAAAGAGAGTAGCTGCCGAGAAGAGTATTGCGAATCTGGAAAGGGCGAAGGCCTCGCAGGAGAAGGCGATCACACAATATAATAAAGAAATCGGTCAGCTAAAAACCGAACTTCAGAACAATACAACTAGTCTAGGTAAGTTGACTACAGCGCTCAACCAGCTGGATAAGGGGGGCATGGAGAAGAGCAGGGAAAATGTAGGGTCGATGACGACGATGATCAGCAAGGCGTTTGGCGAGATGTCAAATCTTAAGGGTTTCGCAGGCACAAAAGAAGGTGACCAAATGATTGTTGATGGCTTTTATGACATGAACGAACTACTTACGAGGCTTACTGATGATGATGGTGTACTTTCTGCCGCAGATATGAAACAACTTAAAGACTCACTTGAAGAGATAAAGACTAAGGCACAGATGATATCCTTGGGTGAGACGTCCGCACCCTTTGGGGACGGTAATCCACTGAACCCGGTTCAAGCGGGAAGAGCTCGGGACAAGGTCGAGACAATCGCTGCTCCAAGTCGTGCGGCTAATATGGAGAATATAGCGAAGGCTGTCCAAGATTTTAGTGGGTCGAATAGATCTTTACCCGACAAAGAACGGGAAAAAGTTGAAAAATTCATGACAGAGCTGAGTGACTCATTGTTTAAAAATCAGAAAGGACAAGATCTTGATTTAAAAGATATAGACCCTGCACTTATGGCAGAGAAGCTTAAGCAAGCTCGAAAAGAAATAATGCTCTTCCAAGATACCATTAATATGTCGTCATTCACGGCTGGCAGGAAAAATTTTGAAGAAGTACAAAATGGTATTTCGAAAACCATGGATGCGCTAGTCAATGATGCTAAGGGTAAAAAGACCGAGGTTGATTTAACCAAACAAATCGACCAATTGCTCAAACTTTCTGAGGCTAGGGATAAAGAGTCTGCGGCAATTAAGGGTAGTATCGATGCAAGAGACGTAATCCTTGAGACCTCCTCCTCGATGCAGGACCTAAGGTTACAGATGTCGAAATATGGTATTGAGGGTGAAGTGGCTACGAACGCGATGAGCAACTTGGGTACTGTACTAAGGAGTGTCGCTACGGATGGAGAAATCGCGGGTGACGACATGACAAAGTTGGCTGAGGCGATGAGAAAAGCACAAGAGGCAGTGAAAAAATCCAAACGCGAAAAAGGCTTTTTAGACCCAGATCAATTTAAAAGCGATATTACTAAATTTTTGCAAGAAGGCGTAGAAGACGGAACTAGGCAGGCGGGGGAAAGTTTAAAGGGCTATGTCGCAGCCTTAGGAGATGTGGGTAACGAGGCGGTACGCGCGATGAGGAGCAGCGAAGTAACTAAAAAACTTGGTTCGGCTTTAATCGGTAGTCTTAATGCTGCCAACGCACAAGTCATAGAGTCACAAAAAGCAGCTGCCGTGGAATACTATAAAGTTACTGGGGACTTAGCCGCTGCTATTGAGAAAAATAACGAACTTGATCTATACAGAACAGAAATTGCGCAAAAAGTTTCCAACGGGATAATCACCCAAGCGACTGCTAACTTCCTACTTAGTGAGAAGACAAAAGAAGCGACACACGCAACAGCAAAACTAAATCGCGAATTAGGTATGCTGGGATCCTATGATCCGAAAAAACTAAAACAGGATGAAGTTGACCGAAACAATGCAAAAATGCTCAAAGGCGGCAGCACTTATGACAATGTACAGACGACACTGGACAACCTTAGTAATGATGACGTGTACAACCCCCTCAATATCTATAAGGACGCTGGCCGAATGCGGGATAAGCGGGAGGGCGAAGTAAAGGGCGCGTTTGGCGCGAGTCTTAACACCAAACTTGGTGCAATGAACGCTGGTATGGAGGCTGACAATACGGATATTGGTGCTCGGCGCGCAATGGGGATGGCACTGACTAAACAAAATCTTAATAAACTTGAAAACGACTCGATTGAATTAGATAAAAAGAGGGTCGATATTCTTAATCAGCTAAAAGATGGGCAGATTAATGCCAATCAAGCTGAGATCAGAATGGCGAAAGCGCGTGCTCCAATGGAGCAAGAAAGACTTAATCTAGCACTCGCTGACGGAACCATCGCACAGGCGGAGTACGAGTCAGGCATGAGGGCGCTAGCTGAAACCATGATGGAGGGTGACATGAGCGCGGGGGATTTTAACAGCGCACTTAAAAGCACCCTTATGGCTCTAACTCATCTAGAAAAAAATGCGGCCCAAAAAGATTTTATCAAAATGATTGATCGGAATGGTAAGGCATTCAAGGATGGCGTAAAAGACGCTTTTGCTGCTGCCATTAATGGCACCATGACCTTCAGGGAGGCGATGGCCAAGGTAATGCAGGATATAGCTGCTGATATGCTCAGCACCTCCATTAGTAGCCTCGTTAATACTGCTTTTAATGCTGTTGGAAAAGCTTTAATACCTCAACCCGGTGGTGCGGGTGCTGCCACAGGCGGTCATGTCGTAGGTGGCATACGGGGTGTCCAGACTTTCCAGAAGGGTGGTCTAGTGTCGGGCGGTAAGGGTGGTGTAGATGACATTCCCGCCAGATTGGGACGTGGAGAGTATGTCATAAAAGAATCATCTGCTCGCAAATATGGAACTAATTATCTAAACGATCTAAATGCAGGAAGAGTTAATAAATTTGCAGCTGGTGGGTCGGCTGATTCTGCGCGGAGTAACCTTCAAAACACCTACGACTGGAATGACCCAAAGAAACCTACGGCGGGGTCGTTTAATGTTGATTCTAGGCTGTCGGCCCTCGGACAGATGGATAGCAGCAATCCGCAAAATGCATATAAATTCTCTAGAGAAGCTACCCTTGATCAATACCTCAAAGACAAAGCCGCCGATGATGAAATGAAGAAAAATGCCATGATGGCATACAAGACCCAAAGAAGGAAGATCATTCAAAGCGCAGTTATGCAAATTGCAATGGTGGGCATTCAGGCTGGAATGCAGTCAATGGGTTCCTCGCCCAAGGCGAAGAACCCGAAAACGGGCAAGCCACTCAAGTCGGGCGAGGTCCTAACGAAAGGCGGAAAAGTCATTAAACCCGGCAGTAGCGGTTGGGCACAGGCGATAAGCAGTGCGCCCGTCAGTTCGATTGGGGGTACGCCTGCGCAGATAGAAGTCCAGCAGTACAAGGCACAAGGCGTGCGGGACATGCAGATGGCTAAGACTACAGGGTTTCCTGCTACGGCACCCGGCGGAGGCGTGTACGGGTCGGATAAAGTTGCCCGGGCTGATAGAGTAATGGAGCAGATGCAGGATCAAGCTATGCTTAAGCAATTCACAAAGGACAGAACTCCCAAACAAAACTTTCTACAACAATTGTTAGGTTTTCAACCGGGAGCGAATTATGGCAGCCCCTTGACGACACCATCGAAGAAAGCTGGGGGCACGGGCAAAAAGGGCGGCTTAGGCGATGTGAATATCTTGGGCGCAACCAGTAACTTAACGAAAGGTGACGGCGGTGGCGGAATTACGAGACCGAAGACAATGATCGATGCGTCAAGGCTGAAGTTATTTAGGCAGGATCACGATACGATGCACGTGGCTGCTGGGGGACCTGCACACACAAGGGGCCGGGACACGGTTCCCGCCATGCTAACAGCCGGGGAGTGGGTGGTTCCCAAGGAAACCGTAGACTTGTATGGTATGGGTTTCATGAACAAATTAAATAAAGGAGAAGTACAGCACTTTGCCGAGGGCGGCTACGTAGGTCCACGAGGCGGGGGTGAGACACCTTCTTCTGGCGGCGGAAGCGCTTCCTCAGTTAATAATGACTTTACTATCAATGTTAATGTTACCAATGAGGGTGGCGGTAGTGACGACGGAAGGACAGCACTCGGCGAAAAGGATCAAAATACACAGGGCGGATTAGAGGAAAACGAGCGCAATAAAGAGCTTGGCGTTAGAATTAAAGGCGCAGTGGTACAGGAGATTGTTTACCAAAAACGCCCCGGTGGTCTTCTCTACAGCGAAAAGAGAAGCTAATACCTTCTTCCATAATCAGCTTCAGCGCTGAAGTTAATAAATTCCACATTAGTCCCTTCAAATTCTAGCTTAACCGTAAGGGTTGTGTCTCTATTAAATTGTTCAAGCGGAACGCCTTTAGAAAGTATATTAAATACTGGCAATAAATCTGTTGATCCATTCCATTTTGAATTTTTACAAAATACAAAGTTTTTATCCGAGGGCGGATTAGAAGCCCAGTTTTCAGCTTGATCTACCCTGATGTCATTAACATAAACTTTCCAATTTTTGAGTTCACTTAATTCCTGCCATTTCTCATTTTGAGACTCAGCGTTAGTATACAAGGTCCTCTCCCCTTGGAGAGATCCCTCTATCTTAAGGAAGTGCCATTGGCGTTGGGCTGGTAGGGTAAACGTGAGGGTTTGATTTCCCTGTTTAATAATCTTTCTTACTGTGTTTGTGTCGTCGAGTTTAACTTCACGAACAGAGCTTACAGATAACATTCTAGCCATATCAAAGCCTCTATTTTTGATTGGATTATTTTTTGTATTAGTACGATACGCGATGTCTCTCTCTTGATCAAAGGTATCATAAAGGCTGTAAGCCATATAAGCCGAACCATCTAGTAAAAGATTCCCAGTAGGGGTAACTTCAATGGTCGGAGCATAATCAAATTTTATTCTTTGAATGTCATGGCGCAAGTCATTTTGAAGAACACCCTGTACCCCAGTAACGTCAAAATACTGAGGGGAAACGTATAAAAATCCACCAGCTACATCCCTATTAAAACTCTGGGGGCTATTTTTTTCAAAAACCATTTTAACTTTATTATCTAATGTGATTTGCTGGGTAGTGCAAATATCATCACTAGGAGCACAAACATCCCCGTCGCTTGATAGGTGGGCATGAACGGGGGGATTATTTAGCCTGACTATATCATACCCATATATGTTGGTATAATGAGAATCTAATTTTGTATAAGTTTCAGTAATAAGATTCCCCGAACTGTCAGTATAGGGCTGTGCGCTTGGATCTAGGCTGTACCCAAATTTACCGCCCGCAGAGCTTTCACCATATTCATTATGAGCTTCTACTACGATGTCAAAAGTCCGCCTCCCAGAAGCATAAAATAAATTTCCTGTTAAATCATAAGTAAATGCAAATCCACTTAAGTTTGTCGCCGCTCGGTCAGCGGACTTGTATCCTGTTATCTCATGGATAATGTTTGGATTCGGAATGGGAGTACCTTCAGAAGGCTCTCTAACCGTAAGTCTGTACGCATAGGAGCTTGGTACAAACCCGGACGCAGCTAGTGTCGATGTCCAAAGTATAGTTGGGCTACCTCCAGTAAATTCGATTCTTGGTTTTTTCTTTTTTTCAGCCGTTATAAGACTACCTTCATTGGTTGATAGTCCAAGGTTTTCTACCTCAACATCTTCAATAGGGTGAATCGTGGGAACGATTATCCTCTCGGACCTAGAAGACAAGGAGTATTGATTCATGTTATTCACAGAAAATACTTTAAATAGACATGATCCTGATTGCTCAGGTCTGAATATTCCTTGCGCCTGAGCTAGGGCTGGAATTCTGGTGATTCTATGTTCATTATCAGGGATATATTGGGTACCTGAAGAGACTACTTTTGTAAGGGGGGTATTATCTATAAACGCCCGTCCACTTAGTGATCCTCCGGTATACTGTGTCCACAGCACCGGGTAATTTCCAGTAAAGTCTGAGATGCTAAAGAAAGGAGAATTTTCTTTTGCAAATACCTGATAAGCGTCTAAACCATTTTTGCTGGTTGGGGCCCCAATAGAATATTTAACTTGTGCTGAATTTGGGGAAAATTGATCTATCTTAAGAGCGAGGCTCGTGGGTCCATCCGGAACTTTTAGTGTGGGCGAGTTATATAACCCAGCCTGCTCGAATAATAAATCATCTTCTATTCTATCATATTTTATGGGGTTATTTTCAACAGCCTTAATCGAGAATACTTGTTTCTCATCTTCTTTTACGTCTACTATTCGAAAAAGCTTCTCTTTAGTAGTAGATGCATCAAAAGAGCTTCCGAGGGCAAATTCTTTACCTGTTGGGTTAATTGTCCAAATCTGATTGTTACCTACAGTATAATCAGATCTGTTAATATTTTTTGTAGAGCCGTCAAAACCGCCAGCTAGCCATGCTGGCCAATGAACTGCGGTGGCACCCCCTAATTTTATTGTGCTAAATTTTGGAGGAGCAGTAGTTTCTAAATCTAAACCCATATCAATAAAGCTACCGCTAATTAAAAAATCCTGCACCTGACTACGCCTGATGTCCGGGGTGTCGTCGGAGTTCAGTCCGCTTACATTGTAACTATCATAATTCCATCCGGGGGTTATAAGGGATAACTTGTATACTTGATCATTATTAATGTATTCGGGGTCCAAAAAGGAATCTAACTGAATAGTTTCGGGTGTATTCGTAGTCGTGTCTGCGCCTGAAATAACTGTTGTTCGCCCTCCCCATCGGAATGGGTTTCGGTTATTATCAGATATGGATATGGTATCTCCCGGACGCAAATAACTAGCCTCCACGCCAGCTTTAAAAGATACATTTTCTATTTCAAGATTATTTGTATAAACCAACCACTTACCCAGCCTAATAGCTTGACCACGAGAAGTGCAACCAAATGCTGTTATTTCTTGTTCCCGAACTCCGTTAGCTCTAATACCTGCCAAATCTTCTACATATTCTATTGCGGGCTTATAAAAATTTGTTTTATCATTATACCTTATAATGCCTACATTATATCTTTCTTTACGGCTCTTATTAGAGTAAGTAAAGTTTCCGTCTTGTGCGTTTGCATTTGTAAAAGTATAAATCGGATCTTTTTTAGAATCTTGAATTGCGTAAATTTGTCCTGCAGCGTAATAAAGAAGTCCCCTAAAAACACTTGCCATATCATTTATGACTTTAAATGCATCTTCTCGACTGGTAATTATAGTATTAAGGGTCAATCGCGGCTCCATGCCCCCCGCACCATCTGGGACAATAACATCACAATATTGTGCAATTTTATAAAGAGTCCACTTATCAAAACCATCAAGGGGTATATACCGACCCAACCCATATCGGTCATTGGTAATCATATCTAAAAAACACCAAGCCGGATTATCAGTCCAGTATTTTTGGGTTTTCCATGTGCCATCCCATGGGCCTTGGCTTTCGTCGTATGTTTTTTTGATTGGATTATAATTACTCGGAACTCTTACCCGAAGAAGTCGAACATCTACAGACCTACTGGGAATGCTATTAAAATACGCTGCATTAAAGCGCTGCCTAATGACTGAGGAATTGGGATAGGCTGCCGCAGTATCATATTTTTCTACTAACACATCAACTGTTGTAGATTTTTTTATGTTCGTTACTGTTACTTCTGGCTCTGTTCTATAAATTTTTATTTCCCATCCATAGAAGTTATTTCTATCCGAAGCTGAGAAACTACTAATGACTTCTTTAAAATCTAAATCAAAAACCCACAGAAATGGTACATCTGCCCTTCCGGTAATTTGCTGATCATAGGCGTCCTTATAAGCTGAGGTACCATTGTGTATAAGTGGTCTAAATTTAACCACGATATTATTTATAGAGGCGTCAATCAAGTCGCCCGAGCTTTTAACGCTGTTATATAAGGCGTCAATTTTAAGGTGAACTTCTGCTCCCACACAATGCTTGTTTACAATTCTATATTTTTTTGCAAACATGTCGACGGAATAATTATCACCTGTTGGATTTCCGCTTCCATCTACAGTAGGGCCCCTTAATCTTTCCTTAATTGCTTTGGCTTTAGTTAGGGGGAAACCCTTACTGCTTTCAAGTGTCACTTTATCAAAGTATAGAGTTGAGTTTCCGTGTAGAAGCTCTACTCCGATCCAGCTTTCCATCGTACCCGGCGGGGCAGTGAAGGTATAAGACATGGCATTTTGGGATTCATCTACAGAAGACAACTTCTCTGCGATAGGGGTAAAAGTACTTGATTCAGCATAGGGACCACTACCTGAATCCAACCACGCAACAAATTTAAACCCGGCATTGCCTTGGGATGTGTTTGTAGCCCTATAAGACCTGCACGAGATAGTATAATTCTCCCCACCCTTAAGCGGAACCTTTTGCACAAAAAATCTCTTTTTGATAAGGTGTTCAGTTTCTACAACGGGAGTATTGGCGACATGACCTCTGATATAATTTCCGCGATGGCTCGAAAATGACGTGCCATCAAGGTCACCATAGTCGCCCGGAACCCATGTACTTTCATCTATACCGGGTCGATTTTTGTTTATGGTGTCATTCCATGGGTAGTGAGTCCCGTATGTAGGATAGGGTTTGCCACTCCCCCACTGAATCACGTGAACATTAAGGCCCCCCGATCTTTCAACTTCTATGGAATCCTCGGGACGAGTTACTTTTAACAGCTTACCTGTACCAATAAAATCTTTTTGTATTACTAGCTCCCCATCGTTCGCGACTGTGATATTTCCTATAAACTGGCTGGTATTTGGAGTAAAGTAAGGCTGACCGTTAGTCCCTTCACCGGGTCCATATTGCCTATTCATCCATGTAGCTCCGCTACTCCAATATCCGACCAAGCGAGCCGTGGAGGGAAGGAAGGTGGCACCGTCGGGATATTTGCAGAAGTCCCGCTGGATACTGGCGTTATTAATGTACCCCCCAAAGGGTCCTTCATTTAACACAGAGGTTTGACCAAATGAAAGCATAGTGGGCATTGACGTTGTTGTTTTCTCTGTAGTGTCCTCGCCTTTTTGAACCCCGCCAATATAAAGTCGTTTCGTTCCTGACTGATTTACCATCGCGATGTGCGTCCACTCATTTGCCGGCACAGCAGTATTTGACGTATAAATTTCCCCAAAACCCGAACCAGTAGTGTTCCACTGCCAATAAATCTTATTGGCATAATTAGTGATAGCCCAGCTGTGTCCAGTAGAACTATTCCAATTAGCCGTGCCGCCTCCGCAACTCATAAAGCATTCGGCGGTGCTGCCCAGCGCGTGATCTGGGCGCACCCAGAGCTCCACAGTCCAATCGTCGTTATTAAAATTTGCACCATCCTTTGCGGCGGTTGAGGAAAGAAATGTGCCAGCTGCTTTGTTGAAGAAAACGCTACTCTCCTGATTTCCCGCTTGGTTATTTACATCGGTTGAGTTTTCAACGGAGCCATTAGCTGTTATGGCGTTTCGATAAGATGACAGATCCGTAAACTCCGTGGTACCATCTTCCGCATCAGACTGCAAAGCAAACACCTGCCCCGGCCTACTGCTCGAGACCGTTGCTTGACCCACAGTGAGCAAGCTAAGTGCTACTGCATCGCTCGGGGGCGCGTAATAAAATTGTGTCTGGCTGGTATCTTGACCGCTGGGCTTGCCGCCGGCAAAATAATAATCTTGCCCAAAATTAACGGTCAACTTAATGCTTGTTTCCGCGATTTTTATCGTGGGTATCCAAGTGGTGTCTCCTAAATCTGTGAATGCGGTAGTCCAACTTCCATTGTTAATCCTAAATTTGAAAGTTCCTGCGGTGCTATCAATCTCTACCCCAATAATATCGCCATTGCTCCATGTGGAGTAGCCCGCTGCAATCTCAGAACCATTACTATATTTGTACCCGTTTCCGCGAACCCATCTTGATGGACTCGCGTCGAGTTGTCTGCTAATCGGGCTTCCAACACCCATGACCCCGATGGCGGGCGGACTGGACCAGATACTGGCAGCGTCAATACACAGGACTTCAAAGTAGATTTTACCCTTACCCGGAGCGATGGTTTGGGTCGACCTCGCTGCACAGTGCCCACTTGCATCTGTAAAGGATAAATTGCCATCGCCCAACACGCCGCAACCTGCGAAGTCTGTGGAGCTCAATGTGGCATAATTCTCCTGAGGCGAATAACGAGGTACGTCACTCCAACGAATTTCATCTATGTAGCCCTCAAAAAGGTAACGAGGTCGAGCGCCATTATAAGTCTGTGCGCCAATGGTGATCCGGTGTGATGCAGTCGGATAACCCCAATTATCCCAAGACGAAGTGTGTCCAACCTGAACCCCGTCAAAGTAGATGTGGGCGCTGTTTCCTTTACCATTACTTACTACTGCAACGTGGTGCCAAGTGTTTAGATTAATGGTCACACCGCTCGCATGCAAGACTGGACCAGTACAATTCCCGCCCCATTGTATATAGTTACTCTCTGGACTGATACAAAGCCCACCATATTGTTGGCTGGAATTTCTGGATATCAAATACTGCAGGCCGGACTTGCTAGTGTTAAACCACATCTCAACTGTATATACGCCTACGCCAAGTTGTCCCGCAGTAGTGTCTATATAGAGCGATGACGCGAGTTCGCCGCCATCGTTCCATCCATCAAAATAAATCGAAGATGTCCCAAACTTTTTCTTAGTCGTTGAATTTACGGCGTTTCCAAATCTGCCTATGCTATAATTACCAGTTGAATCAGTGAACGTAGTGGAGCCATCCGTAGTGTTTGAATGGAGTAGTAGTTTGCAGTTGGTCGTGGATGTAAACGCCGCTGTTGGCACACTCGGACCCATAGCCGTAATCTTCCTCCAAACAGAGGTGTTCCCTGTTTCCACTGGAGCGATGGACTCGCCTCCCAGTATTCTTGCATTGAATATATATCCTTTAAAACTATCCATTATTACGTTCGGATGTGAACGGGCAATGCAAAAGCGAGTATCCTCATTGAGGGTTTCGTGCGAAGGGATGATTCCACGTGTGTCTACCTGTATTCCATCCACAAAAAGTCTACAATAACTACCATTATATATAACCTGAACATGATTCCAGCTTGCCGTTGAAATTGATCCTGAAAGCTGCTTGACAGATTCATCGGTAATATCTACGCACGACCAATAAATTTTAGTAGCGCCAGATTCGTGTTTCGTTGTTAGCATCCATGGGGCAGAAGTTCCATCGCCTCTCATTAGACCCGCAACAAACTGTTCATCCCCATTGGACATCGAAGCGGGATAAATCCACGTTTCAAATAACCACTCACGACTACCATTTGTGGTATAGTTGTAGTAGTTGGGGTTAAGAAATACCTCTGCATGCGGAGTTAAAGAATCCACCATTCGACTTGTATTTTGTAATGTACCTTCGTTTGCAAGACCTTCGGTTCCATCAAAATATATGCTTGGTGTTGAGCCCCCACCGGGATCAGTAATCGTAGTGTCATACTGGGGAGTATTATTTTTTAGTAATTTAGCATTTACACAACTAAAGTCATAAAACGTGGCGTTTGCAGCTGTGTTGAGATCTTTTAAAATCTGGTTACTTTGTAATACAAACCTTTGATCGTTAACTAAGGTGCCTCGCAGCATAGTATTAATTTCTATAGAATCATCTTGAGGAATTATTGGTACTTCACCTTCAAAGCGCCAATCTTCCCCATCTATTAAAAATAGAGTACTATCATTGGGCTCAACTTTCCCCGGGGTAAAATTAGTTGCATACTTTGCCCTATTTGACATGCATATATTATCTAAAAATACATTCCTTAAGGGGTTAGTTGAGCCGTCAGGATGCCTACCCAGAAAAAGGTCTGTGGGGCTAGAAAGTTTTATATTGGGATAATTCTTGCCACCGCCTGTCTGCTCAACACCGTTAATAAAAATTTTAACTGCTCTTTCACTGAGGCACACCGCAACGTGAGACCAAACCCCAAATTGCATTACATGACCTGTGTCAAGTGATATGTTGTTGTTGATAAAGGTAACTTTAAAATAAAAATTACCATCATCATCTAGTGCCTCGTTACTAGGAACCATCATAAGTACCCACCCTCCCGGGTAATTCGGATTTCCCTTGCCCGCTAACACTTGCGGCCCGTTTGAGTCTGACCCTTGAACCTGCGCTTCAAACGTGAACGCTTGTTTGTTTTGTGCTTCGATTATCTCCTCAGGAGTATAATCTTCTTCCTCCGTAGCGACAAAGCCCCCTTGTCGCGGCCAAAAATTATAAAGGTCATCACCAAGCACCGGGTCACGTACTACTAGTGCAGCACTTGGCGGCATTTTTACAGAGTACTCACCATATGCAGCGGAGCTCGACCTTTCCGGATACCCGGACCCCAGAGATAAAACAGCTTGTTTCTGACGATAGGTAGAAACCGAACGAGGATTGGGGTTAATAACTTTTGTAAGTTCACAGTTTTGATACTGTTCGGGATTTTGCTCAGTGTCGGGGCTGACATTAATATTGAACGAAGCTGGGGAATTACCTTTCCAATAATCCACACCCGCCTCGTGCATGTCCCAGTCATTGAAGTATTGAGCGTTTCCAATCCCACCGTTTGGTTGACCTTTTGTAATAGCTACTTCTATGTTTTGAAAATTATAAAGACCCTGCTCATCCATGACAGGGGTGTCATTAAGATATAAAGAGGATAAGAAGTTTTTTTCGGGCTGGGCATTTACCGTATCCCAACCAGTTGCCCCCAGTGTTCCTACATAGTCGTACTCCTGCTTAACGGGTCCTTCAATGGGTCCTTCTGCTATTAAGTCAATAGTTTCTATATTAGAAATAGATTTTTTCTTAATGCCGTCTACTATAATTCCGGGTTCTGCATTAGCCATTTGTTAAATTCCTTATTATATTTTTTAGTCTAAAGACCAATAAATTTTTTTCCGATCCGTGTACCAAGGGCATTGGGATCATATTCCCCTAGAAAAGGTTTGTTTAGATTTTTTGCCTCTAAATATGACGTCATATTAAAGATGCCGGGATACCCCATATTCTCCCAAAGCTCCGTTTCATCATAGGCATCATAACCTTGTATTGGTGTCGGTGCTCCGTTTGAATCTAGAGAGCTATCAGTGGCGTCTTGATGGTAAACCGAATAACTCTGAGCTATAACTTGAGATCCCGCCATAACTCTTCCATAGCCAAGCGGAATTGGCCCCCCTTCGTTTACTGTATTTTTGGGACCATCAAAAAGGTAAGATGACCCCTTTTTTGTGTCTTCAATTTCCTTAAAGCTCTTAAACGCTGGGGGCTTCATTAATGCTAGTGTGATTATTGTCGTTATTATGATAAGAGCAATCGTGGCAGCAATCCAGCCCATTTGGCCCTCAACACTGGGCACTATATCTATAGATTTTAAACCCTCTTTAGGGATCAAGTTTAATTCAGAGTTTTTTATTAAATTGATATTTTCATCTTCCCTTGTACTATTTGAATCTAAGTTATCTAGTTCATTTAAATTTAATTCTTTTTCGTTAACTAAGATGTTATACTTTAGAGAGTCGTTAACCATATCGCACTGAAATCTTTGCCAAGCGCCATTTGTTATCGTATTGATAGCATGAAAGGCTTCTGGAACAGACTTCACCGCTAAATTGAATTCCTTTCCGATTCTTTCGCCAAAAATGCCATGCATTTTTATTTTTACTAATTTATTCATTTGCAGAATTTGGTCTAAATATCATAATTGTTTTTTTCTTTAGAAATCCTTCATAATCAATTAGGCATGATTTTTTATCAACTGGTTGAATAATAATTTTTCCGTGGCCTATACAAACGCCTAAATGCAGCCCTACTTCCGACCTTATGCCGTCAGCCTTATACAAAATAATATCATGTTTGCGCGGAGTTTCTGATTTTTTAATACGTCCTACACTCCATACTTTTTCAATTGAACGAACAACTTTTTTTACATTGGAGGAACCGTTTTTCTTAATATAGTGTTTTGGTCCGGGCCAACATTCGTCGTAGTTGCTTTTTATTTTAAGTTCATTTAAATAATAGTCTATAACTATATTTATACAATCCGTTTTTCCAAGTTCGAAGTCTCTCCCTAAGTAAGGAGATGCCCCTTCTTCTAGTGAATCAAAAAATTCATCACTTTCTATATTATATAATATAAATCTTTCTTTATTTACTGTATAATTTTGTTGATCTCCCAAGGAGAAGCCTCCTTTCCCTGACGGGTGAGAATGATAGATGGCTTCTATTTTTCCATAATTAGAAAATTTTATATAATCTCGTGGAGAAACTCTAAAATTAGACTCAGGCAAAGAAGAGGTATTAATGCACGGGTGCGCTTCAGTACCCTTGTTAGTAGACACTAATACCCCGCAACATTCCCGGGGGCTTTCCTCGCGGGCATGTTTTTTTATTTTCTCTTTATTTTTTTTTGTGAGTATCATTTTACTGACGCTTAATTGCTGGAAAACCGCCAAAAGGAATTGCGGCGCCATATGGGCTTCCTTGTAGGGCAGTGTTGAGTTTCTTGTCCCACCTTAACTTACATGCCCCCAGATCTTTTGCACACACATCTGCTACCCAATAATCTTTATCAGGGGGTGGTGTGTTTTCGGGTACATCTGCGGACGAAACAAAATAATAATTTATTTTGTTATGGGTTACATAGACAGTGCTTTTTTTGGGATATTTAAGAGCCGGCTCCCACGGCACGGGGGTATTTGTTGTTTCGGGGGTGTATCCCTCTACAATGCTTGAAATAGTTTCATTATTTTCTGTAGCTATAGGAGGAGCGTTTGTTGGTATCATCGTCTTGTAAAACATCTGAAATGGCTCTGAAGTTCGTTGTGCCCTTACCATGCTGGAATACTCGTAAGTACACCCCTGTCCCCGGTACGTCCATGGACATCGGGTCACGTTAAAAATTCTTTGTGGAATTTGAAGCTCTTCAAAATTAATAAAAGAAGCTAATTCAAATTGGATAGATGATTTATCTTCGTGTGATTTTCTATCTATATAAAAAACATCCGGGGGGAAATAAGAGCCTTCATCTGGAGCAATATTCTTAGGAATATCTTCATATAGTCTTTTATTTAGATCGGGAGTTCCGTCTGCTTTTAATTCATACCAATTTTTATAATCTAAAAACTTTGCAAAAGTTCTTATACGGTTTACCCGAGCGCCCACTAGATCATTAAGATCTTTAAGAAGATGTTTAAAAATAGCAAATTGAGGTGGACTTTTTTCCGTGCTAACACTTAAGCTTAGCTTGGGGGTAGCGGCTACACCATTAGAGTTCATTTCAAAGCCATCCGCTTGTATGGGTATAGCTTTATATAGGTTATCTTGGAACCAAATATTTCTTGAAATTAATTTTAAGTTATTATGAAATCTAAATAAATTTATTTCGGGATTATGTATATTCACTTCTAGCGAGCCTCCCAGAAATACATTTAATGCATTAAATTCTTCTCGATCTATTAGTTTATCAGGACTAAGTATATCACTTAAATCTATTTCAAATAATTCTATTAAAGCAGTGGGCGATAAAGAGGTGGCTTCCGCCTGCAAGTTCTTCATGGCCGTTTGCGCCTGTGATTTTGAAATCACCGCGCCACCGCTATCATTTTTAGGATTAACAAATTCTTCAGCCATAATGCTAATCCGGAACTTCTTCAAAAGAAACTTTTATATTAAAATTATCGCGAAAGATTACTGCTGAAGTTATTTTTTTGCATACGAAGAGCCTTTCCGTTGCAAAGGGCGCTGGTGGAGTATAAAGAAAAGCCTCTGAGGCTCGACGTACGTTTAAAAAATGGATAATAGCTAAAGTTTCTTGTTCATCTCTCCCATCAAAAGACAACTCTAAATTTAATAGATTGTTATTAATACCATCAGGAATTCTTTGGGTATATCCGTCACCATATCGAATGGTTAAAACACGAGGTGAAATTGACGTACTTTGGTTATAGGAGCAGGGCCAAAAGAATTGTGGCTTTGTTATACCAAGGATGTCCGTAGTCCCGAATCCGCCCCAAACTGGCGATCCGATGCTCGGCTCGTTGCTCTTATTACTATCTTCTAGAGAGTACCAGTAATCATTTGAATTCTCTGGCCATTCTACAATGTGGTTTTTTACATAAGTATTTTCTGTGTACCACCGAGCTATAGTGTCATATATTGATGCCATATACCTTATCCCTTCTATGTTTTACACTTTTTCTAGTCATTTTTCGAAAAATTATTATTATAATAATGATCCGGAGTGTGGCAGAGAGGCAGAAAATTTTCCAACAAAAAGCCCAGAAAATTAAAAATAAAAATTTATGGGAAAAAAGAGGTTGTCAAGTAGTGATTTCCGCGAGAAATGCCTCGGATTGGTTGCCAATTGTTCTTAATTCTATTGAGAATGCTATGAAAAATCTGGATTGGGTCATGCACTTTGCTGATGATGAAAGTGATGATGATACTTATAAAATAGTTAATTTTTTTTCACAATATAGCTCTGCAAAAGAATTTAATCTATTTAAATTTAAAAAGGCACAAACAGTGGCGGGAGCCAAAAATAGAATAATTGAGAAGACTTTAGGGTATAAAGAAGATTATCCAGCTGTATTTTTAGCAGATGCAGATGATTTTTTTACCCAAGAAAGAGCCCTTGCTCTGCCCGAGATAGCCCGAGAGCTTAATGAGGGATTCCTAGTTGGAAGCTGGTATCACTGTAAAAACGGTGAAAAAAATTTAAGAAAAGCTACAGATTCCATAAAAACAGGCAAATATGGCCCGTGGACCACCTTAATGCATGCAGATATAATCCCAGATGATGGGCAGTTATTTTATGAAGGAATGGATGCTCACGAAGATATGTTCTTATGGGATGAGTTTAAGTCTTCAGGAATTAAAACGGTACCCGTAGATAGTGTCATCGCTTGCTACTATAACGTAAGAAATGGAACAGTTTCGAGACCTTGGGACGTAGATCGGCAAAAAAAGGAGTTAACGAAATATAAGAATTTAAAAGAAGAACTTTTGGTGTAAAATGTGTAATTTATTAAGGTAAAAGGTTAAAAGGAAGAATGTCTTATTATAA